ATTTCGACAGCCGCGATGTAGTTCTGAACGTCGGAGTCGCCAGCGATGGCGGCCGATCTGGGACGCAGCAATCTAGGGGACATTGGCATGGCGCGTCGCTACTGTAGGGATGTAAGGTCAGACGACCCGCCACACGGACGAGGTCGCGTCGTACACGATCAGGGCCGCCCCGCCGTTCGCACTCATGACGAACGTCCCGGCCCACGGCACGGCGAATCGGGCGTTTTCGTTTGGCCCGGTCGCGTGCTGCAGGTTGATCGGTGCCGTCGCCCCGACGTTGACCAAGAGCTTGGCGTCGCCGTCAACTCCGGTGATCCCGAGACCCCAGAGGTTGACGCCCGTCGAGCCGGTGACGGCCAGGCGGTAGATGTCGCCCGAGCCGGGGTTGTAACCAGTGACGGTCGTGTTGGCCGTCAAGGCCGTCGGGGTGACCACGACGTTGGTGTAGCTCGAACCCGTGGGGCCGGTCACGCTTGGGCCGGTGGCTCCGTTGGCCCCCGCCGGGCCGGTTACAGTCGAGGCGGCACCGGCTTGGCCGGTCGGGCCAGTCGAGCCAGCGGCACCTGCCGAGCCGGCAGTGCCAGTCGGACCCGTGGGTCCAGCGATACCAGAGCCGACGAGCTCCCAGGCCTGGCCATTCCACGAGTAGGTGCGACCGCCCGTAGTGGTCTGCTGGTTGAGCGACGGGTTGGAGGGAAAGGTGAGAGGCATTGCTTGTTCCTAGTTATTAGCCGCCGGCAAGCGTAATTGAATTCCAGTTATTACCATCCCACACAACGATGACGGCAGGGCTAAATACATTAAGCGTCGCGATACCGGTCGCTGTGTTTGTTTTGACGAAAAGCGAATATGTGGCCGTGGCGTCAGTGTTTTTTATGACGTAGTTCGCTCCGGTTGCTGACCCTGTTGGTAGCACAACGTCTTGGTTTGCGCCCGACGGCTGGATGAACTGGTATTTGGCCGAGCTCGTGTCGAGCGTCAGCGTGCCCGTGATCGAGGCGACGTTGATCCCGCCTTGTGCTCCAGGACCAGTCGGCCCGGTTGGCCCGCCAGACGGACCAGTTGGCCCCGTGATCGTCGAGGCTGTGCCCGTAGGCCCCGTCACCGATGCGCCCGTAGGCCCGGTCACCGTTGACGCTGCGCCCGTAGGCCCCGTCACTGATGCGCCCGTAGGCCCCGTGATCGTCGAGGCTGCACCCGTTGGGCCGCGTTCGCCCTGGACGCCGATCTCGACCCAGTTCGTCGCGTAGCGGACGAAATACTTGCCGGTTGAGTCGTCGAGCCAGATGGCCCCCGCAGCGGCGATGCCAGCCCCGGTCGGTGCCGTCGGGCCGGTGGCCGCAAACGCGTAGCCGCCGGTAGGGCCGGTCACCTGCGGACCCGTAGGCCCCGTGATCGTCGAGGCCGCGCCCGTCGCGCCCGTAGGCCCGTTGCTCAGGTCGATGCCCGTAGGCCACCCGCTAACCGCGTCCTTCGGCCCGTAGAGCAACTTCGCAGCACGGTCGATGAACAAGTCGCCCGCATTGCCGACGCCGCCAGTGGGCGCAGTCGTGCCGGCGAGCACGGGCGAGGCTCCAGACGGTAGCGAGAAAAACGGCATCGGCTACCTCACGGGTAATGCTTGCCGCCCACTTCGACCCACAGGCCGGCGTAGCGGGTGAAATACTTGCCAGTCGCCGTGTCCAGCCAGGTCGCGCCCACAGCGGCCACCGCGGGGGCCGTGTCGCTCTGATAAATCTCGCCAGCCCCGGCAGGGCCGGTCGGTCCCGCCGCGCCTGCGCTGCCAGAGCCGCCCGCTGGCCCCGTCGGTCCCGTGGCCCCAGCCGAGGCGAAGAAACTCGACAGCGTCGTGAGCGTGACCCGCTTCGTCGCGCCGTCTGACACGATCGGCACGACATCCGGCCCGGTGACGGCGGTATCGAGCGGCAGCTGCGTGATTTTCTTTTGGGCCATGCGTCACACCACCAGGAGGTCGCCGTCTTCCGTAATCAATTGGTCGCCCGCCTCGGTCACAAGGAAGGCCGCACCGCTTTCGATCTGCTTCGTATGGATCCGCACCACCGACCGGAAGGCGTCGCCCGGGTGGAACACTGGCACGCCCCGAGGGGCCGCCACTTCGTATTCGCACAGGTCGCCGCCAACCGTCTCAACAATCACATCACCACGCAACGGCTCGCCATACGGCAAATCGCCGTACGTGATCAAGTAATCCCGGCTTTCCCAGTTCTCGACCACGCCGCTTTGCGACTGGGCCTCGAACTCGGAACGCCCGATGGTGGCGGTGACCTCTGCCTCGTCGAGCCCGCGGCGATACGTGACGGTGCTGCCGGCAGCCGCTTTCAGCTGACCGGCAAGCCACGCAGAGCCAATGGCGAGCATGTCGGGCACAGACCACCTCCACCACGCCACAACGCCCCGGCGGCGCGCGGAGGGGAAACGCGCACCGACCGGGGGTTGCGGAGAGGACTACTTGTTGACGTTCACATGCACCGACGTGTCGCCGACGAGCCTCGGCTTGGCGAGCTTGCCAGCCGCGACGCCCGTCGAGGCATGAGCCACGCCGGAGACCGCGTACCAGTTGATGGCCGAGCCCTGGGCACCGGTGGCACCCGTGGCGACCGGCATCTCGAACACGCCCTCGACTTGCAAAGAGCCGAGCGTGTTCGCGGCGATGGGCCGGGGGGCCACGCCGACGATCGCGCCGATCACGACCACGTCGCCCGCCGCGACGGCCGAAGCCGGCGTGTGGTCGAGGACATCGCCCTTGGAAACGTAAGAAGCCATTGAGATCACCTGCTTTCTGGGTTTGGGGTTGGGATCCCAGCGGGCCGGAAATGGTCCCGGCCCGCTGGGTCAAGATCACGACACGTCGGCCTTGATGCCGGCGAGGTACTCGGCCTTGGCCACGCCAAAGTCGAAGTAGCCACGCATCTGGATGCCGAGCACGTTAAAGTCGGCCTCGGCCGTCTCCACCACCGGGCTCTGCACGCCGTTGAGGAACGCCACCTCCATCGAGGCCAAATCGGCCGGCGATGCGAGGAGGTAGTAGTCGTCGGTGTTGGTCAGGTAGGTCGTGGCGACCACCTGGTAACGACCGGCGAGCACGTTCCGATCTGGCTGGCCGCTCGTGGCACCGCTCTGGATCAGGGTCGAACCCATGATCTCGGCGGCGGCGAGCTCCTGATCAACCGGCACGAGCAGGATCCGCGGCTCGACCGCGACGGGGTTGCCGTCGGGATCCTTGAGCTTGCGGAACGCCGTGGCGATGGGCTTCAGGTTGGCGAGCGACAGGGCACCGGCGCTCGTCTTCTTGTTGCCACGGCCCGTGGTGAAGAAGCTGGCGTCGTCCTGGAACTCGGTCCAGAACACGTCGTTGAGCTTCAGGGCACCACCGCGACCGATCCGCTGCGGCACTGCGGTCAGAGCCGAGAGGTCGTCGTTGATCAGGTCCGTACGGGTGACCGAGGTCATGATCCCGTAGGTCTCGGCGCTGATCGTCCGCTGCTCATCGCTGGCGGCAGCGTTCTTGAGCTCGCCACCGTTGGCGACCTTGTCGAACTTGAAGCCGCCGTTGAGACGGTAGCTGGTCAAGGTCTTGAAGTCGTTGACCGAACGCACCGACGCGATCGACCGCCACGAGCTCTCGACGCTGTTGAACCCCGCGAGGAGGCTCTTGTTGGCCGTGTTGCTCAGGATGCCGGCGATCGAGTGGGTCGCCCACGCGGCCTGCAGCACCGGACGCAGCGTCGAGGCGGTGAGCCGCCGCGGGCCGTCGTAGCCGTTGCTGATAGCCGCCTGGAGCAGCACCTCGCCCAGCGAGATGTCCCGGCGAGCCTTGTGGGCCGCTTCGAGCACCTCGGGCTTGAACGCCTTCTCGACGTTTGGCAGGCCGCCCTGAAGGGCGAACGCCGCCTCGATCACCTCGGCCGACGGGGCCGACGGGGTCACGACGTGCACCGCCGGGGCGGCGGGCCGCTCGTCACGGGTCGCGTTGAGCTTCTGCATCTGCTCGACTTTCTGGGTGAGGATTTCGACCTGGGCCTTGAGCTCGTCGCTCGACGTGGCCTCGATCTTCGGGCTCTCCACGGCGACCTCCGCCGTGGCCGCCACGACCGGGGTCTCGATGACCTCGTCCGTGGGCTTCTGGGTGGCGTCAGCCGCCATAGAAACCTCCTCCGCGACCTCTTCAGCCGCGATGGCGACGCTGGTAGCTGCATCAGCGCCAAGGGTGACAAACGAGACCTCCCGCAGCGCGGAGGCTTTGACGATGCGAACCGGCCCGACGTGGGCCTGCCCGTTGACTTGCACGACGCCGTCGGCGTCCACCTTCTGGTGCCGACGCACGTCAGCACCCACCGAGGCCTGGAACTGGTAGCCAGCCTCAGCGAGCGCGAGCACCTGGTCGGCGTTGCCGTTCTTGGCGAGGATCTCGCCCTCGACGACGATCTGCCCGTTCTCGACCGACGGCGTGCCCTGCCCGAGGATCGAGCCGAGGGCGTAGTCGTGGCCGATCACGACGGGCACCGTCTTCGGCAACTGCATGCCGGCCACGTCGATCACGACGGGCTCGCGGCTCCAGCCCTGCCGGATGGGAGCGCCGGTGTAGGCGACGATCTTGAACCGCCTCGGCCCCGGCGAGGCTTCGCCCTCGGCGGCCTGCAGGAAGGTCACGGTCGTGTCGAGCTTGATTGCGTTGCTCATCACAGGAACTCCACGAGGTCACAGCCGTCGTCGTCGCACTCGTATTCGATGTCTCTCATGCGGCGTCCTCCGCATTGGGATCGCCTTCGCCGCCGTAGTTCACTTCCGGCGTCGGGTCGATGAAGAGGTTGAGCTCCTTCATTAACTCGATCTCAGCGGCGCGTTGCCGCAACTCGACATCCCACCGTTTGCCCTGCCGGGCGTATTCAGCGGCGAGCGTGGTCGTGTGCGTGCGGAGCCTGGTCTCGGCTGCGTTGGCTTCCTTGGCCGGATCGACGTGATCCTTGCCGTCCCACACCCAGCCCCAGTTCCATTCGGAGAAGGGCGGCATGCCATCGGGCAGGATGCCGGCGAGCGACGCCTCGTTGACCCACGCCGAGAGCACGCGGTCGAGCATCGTCCGCTCTAGCTGGTCGCGTTCGACCCGCTGGTTCATCGCGTGGACCTGGTGGTCCATGCGGCCCGACGCGTAGTTGTAAGACGACGAGTCGAGGGCGGCGACGTTGTAGGGCAGCTGCAGGCAGCGAGCGATTTCGTTCAGGATCGCCCGCACGAACGCCGGATACTGCGTGGTCGGTTGCTCGGCCTTGAGTTGCGAGATGTCCCAGCCTTCGGGCAGCGTGGTGAGCGTCCGCTTGCTGATCTCCAGGGCCGCGAACGACTCGACCTCGTCCACCTCCGCGGCCGGGCTGTTTGAGTGAATGAACGCCGCCAAGTCGGCCGCGGTCTCGGCCGCAGCGATCACGGCCTCGGTGTAGCGACGCAGCTGGCCGAAGAGCTTCAAGGCCGGGGCCACCTCGGGCACGCCGCGATGCTGGCCAGGCCGCGACGGCTTGAACCAATGCACCATCTGCGCCGCCGGCACCCGCTGAAACTCCAACGTATTGACGCGGAAGTTCGCCCCGGGGTGGTAGTTCAGCACCTGGTAGGAGACCACGTTTCCGATTTGGTCGAACTCAACGCCATCGACCGTGTTGCCCTCGGGCGTGATGGTCTGGGCCATCAACTCAGTCGGCGTCGCGACCATCTCGGCCTCGACGAGCCGCAGGTCGAGTGTCACGCCGCCACCGAGCCGGGGGTTGGTGATCATCAAGGCGAAGGCTTCGCCGTCGGTCACCAGGGCTTCCCGCATCGTCCGCAGCTTGGCCGGCAGATCGACGGTCCAGCCCCAGTCGAAGAACAGCCGCTCGACGAGCCGGTCGGCTTCCACGTCGCCCGTGTCCAGTTGAAGCCGGGGGCCGGTGCCGATCAGGTCGTTGGCCAGCGTCGCCGAGATCCCGGCGAGGTACGAGTTATTTCCCCGCTCGTAGCGAGCCCGGTTGCGAAGCGTCCGCCGCACGGACGGCGAAAGGGCCGCGTCGGCCGCGAAGGCGTCGGCGTTGGCCCAGTGGCGGTAGTCGTCGCCACGCTCGGCAGCGTCGTACTTGGCGCGGACAACTGGCACGGCCGCCGGGCGGGGCTTCTGTTGGCCTCGGAGGAGGTTGCCGAAGAGGCCCATTAAATCGTGCCCGGCGGGATGATCTTGTTGAATCGGAGGCCGCGGTGTGTGTTGGTGGATCGAGCGGCGTTCTTCGCGGCGAGGTACTTGTCCGCCTCGATCATCTGATCGAGATCGTGTGCCTCGACCTCACCGGCGTCGGTGCGGACCCTCTTCGGGCCGACGGCCGCCTCGGCGAGCTTGTTGGAAACCTCGTCGCTCATAGAGGCGACGGTACGGGGCCAGAGGGGCTACACCGCAGGGGGTATGGCTAGGCAACGGCCCATTCGGAGCCGTTCCTGACGTAGCGAATCGGCGTCAGTTCGAGCCGCCGTGCGATCCGCTCGGTCTGTTCACTGAACACCGCGACGGTCTCGCGTTGCTCCAGCACGCCGGCCGCAATCAGCGCCGCCGTCAACGCCGTGCCGATACCCCGGCCGCGATGATGCTCGTCAGTGAACTGCTCCAACGTCGGCAGGTCTCGCCAGTGATGCGAGCAGGCCCAGCCGATCAACGCCCCGTCGCCGTGCCACAAGGCAATGGGCGTGCAGCTGGACGCCGCACCTTCGAGCACCTCGCGGATCTCGACCTGCCACTCGCTACCCGGCTTCGTGAGGCGGTAGCAGATCGCCAGGCAGTCGCCCGGCTCCAGGCCGTCGGCCGTCGAGAGCGTGATGTGATTCATGTGCCCAGCCTCTTCACCGTGATCACCTTCCGGCCGCCCGGCCCGCTCGGCATCTCAACCTTCCGCCGCCGCCGGCCGCCCGATTCCGTAGCCGTCGGCTCGACGCCAAGGATGCTGGCGGCACACGCGGCACCGACGAGGCAGTCCCACCAGTGATTCTCGAACCGCGTACCCGAGAGCTTCCACTCGTCCACCACACGACCGCGAGAACTCTCCGTCCGCACAGGGTATTCGTTCGTCAGGTGATCAAAGAGGAGGTCGTGATCGCCCTGGTGGAAGACAATCGCCTCGGGATCGCCGGTCGCCAGACGCAGCCGCGCCGCAGTGAACGTCTTCCAGAAGTTCGTGTCGTAGGTGCACGACCGCTGCCCGTTGACTGAGCCGATCCGCCAGTTGAGCCCGAGCCGGTCGCCCCTCGCCTTGTTGCGGTCGTTCAGCCCCGGGCTCGATGCCCCGATGCCGCGGCCGTGACTCGGCAGGATCGCGTTGGCAAACGGCGACCGCTTCACGAACGTCCGCACCGTCTGCGTGCTCTTGCCCCAGTTGGCGTCGATCATCATCTGCCCAATGCGGATCGCCGTCCCGTCCTCGCGGACCCAGTCCTTGGCAAACAGCGTCTGCGTCAGTTTCTCCAACCCCGCGTTGAGTGACGCCTCAAACCCCTCGACGCCCGAGGCTTTCGCGAGCGTCCGCTTGGCACTGCCCGCCTCGAAGTAGCTCACGCCCTGATCTGGGAACGTGCCGTACTGCACGATGTGCCCGCCGAACTGGTCAGACCACGACGCCACGAGCCAGAAGAGCAGCCGATCCTGCACGTCGATGAACGCCGTCAACCGATGGTGATTGGCCGGCACGCGGCCCTTTTCTAGCGGCGTCACCCGGGTTGCGAGCGCCCGCTTGTCGAGCTTGTCGCTCGCCACGTCTTCCGCGACGGGCTGGTTTTGGTACTCGGCCCAGAAGGCCGACTCGCCCCGGTCGATCCGCAGATTCCACGCGTGCTGGATCGCCGTCAGTTCGTCCTCGTTCTTCCGCTCGGGCCACGCGACCTTGGCCCCGGCGTCCATCTCGGCCTGCCGCTCCGCGTAGAACTTGTCGGCCTCGGCGGTGCCCGCGCCGTTGCGTTGACCCGTGCGGCGAAGCTCGCCGTATTCGAGCCAGAGGTCGTCGGCGGTCGGCCATTCGTAAACGAGCCGCGTCCGCTCGCCCTGCCAGGCCGGATGCCTCGCCCGATCGAGCAGCCGGTCGGCCAGGTCGTCGGGGCGGATCACCGTGATCGTGCACAGGCCCGCGATCCGCGTCCCGGGGCCGGCGAGCCCGAGGATGGCCCCCGAGAGGATCTTCTCCCGCGTCGCGCACTGCGACGGGCTGCTTGCCGACTCGTCGGTCTGTGGGTCGTCGATCAGCACCAGCGAGGGGCGGATGGTCTTCCCGTCGGGACGCGTGTGCTTTAGACCGCGGATGCGGCCCGTGATGCCGGCCACCCGCACGCAGGCCCCGGCGGACGGCGAGCCCGTGATGAACGGCAGCGTCACCTGGTCGGCGGCCCAACTGATCTCGGTCGGCTTGCCGTGGTAGGTCTGCCCCTTCGCCCGCTGGGCGATCCGGTCGAGCTTCCGCACCGGGTAGCACGCCTCGGGGAAATCCTCCAAGAGCGTGTCGTTGTTCTCGATCTGGGCCTTCAGGCTGTCGGCCATCGCGGACGCAATCGTCTGGTCGGCACCCACGAGCACGATGAACGGCCGATGTCCGTAGAGCATGGCCCAGAGGCAAGCCGCCTCGCAGAGCGTGGTCTTGCCCGAGCCGCGGGGCATCGCAAAAGCGAAGAGCTCGCCCCGAAGGACGGCCCCCTCGATCTTGCGGATCGCCGTCAGGTGGTCGGGCGACCACGCCAACGGGAACGACTCAGCGAGGTACGTCTCACAAAAGAGGCGGAAGTCCTTTGAGCACGACGCCCGCCGCTTCGGCTTCCCGACCGGCGGAAGATCGCCGATCTCGCGCCCCTTCGCCGAGACCGATCGCCGCGCAGCTGCGGCCCGCTGCTTCTCGCGTTCGTAGGCGGCCGGCTGGGTTGGCTTGGGTTTGGGCATCAGGGGGTCAAAGGCAGGCGTAACACAGTGTTTTTTCTTGGCTGCTCGCGGCTGGGGTCATGCTTTGGACGCCCCGGG